CTATTCCGCAGCCATTTTGAGGTGATTGATCGGCGCTCTGCCCATGGTCCAGTTGGTGCACAACCTGACCTTGGGGTTCGGCGAACACCAGATCTCTCCGCTGTCGTTCAACGCCACGACCCAGATCAGATTATGCTCCTGACCATAATCAATCACGGCAAACGCATAGCCCGCACCCTTGCCTTCTACTGTGACAGGGAGCTGGGGGTCCAATTGGGTGAAACTCATGCAAGCCCTCACCAGTGCAAATCTGACCGGAAGCTCCAATAATCGAGGCCGTGGCAGACCGTTGCGATGACATTCTGGGTTAACGCAGCGCTCGCTTATATGTTCCGGTCCGGGGCGGATCGGCGCGCCAGAGCAACGAGAAACCGGGCAGCACGACCCGTAAGGGCGATGCTGTTAAGCAGCGGAAAATCTGGGAAAACTGGTGCCGGAGGTGAGAATCGAACTCACGACCTACCCCTTACCAAGGGGTAGGTCTTATAATAAAATCAATACGTTAAGGTTGTGAAAACGACAATTTACGACATGAAATGACATATATGCCGTTCACCTGAACGGCAATTTCAAGCATCAGGACGAGAGCTGTAAGGCGCGGGCCGCCGAGCGGAGGTAATCAGGGTGGTGCTTGGCATAGACCTTTTCCACGGTGGCTTCTGAATCCCCCAACATGCGCGCGATTTCCGCCAGCGGGATACCATCGAGAGCCATCCAGGTAGCGCCTGTGTGGCGGAGGATATGGGGCGTCACGCCGGTTAAGCTCGCGCGTCGGCACGCTGCCGCGAAACCGTTTTTGACAGTACCGACCTTGTTGCCACGGAACTCGATCACGTAATCCGAGGACCGCAGCGCATGTGCTGCCTGAAGGGTTCGGAAGGCCTCGTCGTTGAGCGGGACAATCGCGCGACGCTTGTTGCCCCAGCCGGTGCCGTAGTCGATCGTCTGGTGTTCAAAGTCCACCTGGCCCCACTGGGCCTCCAAGATGGCGGACATCCTGGCGACTGTCATCAGGCCTAGAATCACAAACAGGCGCACATGCGGCTCGGTGCAGCCCGTCAGGAGCGCGCGGGCTTCATCTTTGGTGAGCCAGCGATCTCGCGGGGGAGGCATGGGGACTGGATTTGAGATGTGGGGGGCGGTCGCAACCCACTGGCTCTGAACGGCCCAATGAAGTGCCGCCCTCAGAACACCGACATGACGGAGGACGGTGCCGTTGGAGACGCCCAGAGACGCGCCCCAGGCGCGGATGGTCGGTGGAGTGAGCTGATTAGGGAAAAGGGGGCCGAGGGGTGTGAGGGCGCGCTCTGCGTGTTGGATGGCCTGGGGAGAGCGCACGCGCGCTTCGGCATCAGCGCGATAGCCGGCAAGGATTTCCGCGACGGTGATTTTGGTCGTTGGAACGTCTTGGACGGCTATAAATCGGGCAAGGAATTTCTCGGCGTCCCGGCGATCAGTTGTCTGAGCACTGATCCTCTTCCGGCCGCGCGGGCCAAATCGGACATACCAGACGCCGTTGGGGTGCCGCCAGAGCTGCATCTTGCCTCATAGGACTCGACCTGTTCGCGGCTGATCCTTACCGCGCCGCCCAGCTTCAGGCAAGGGAGTGCTCCTGATCGGATGCGACGCTGGACGGTTCTGGGGGACACCCCCCAAAAGGTTGCGACTTCAGCGACCGTGTTGCGGTCTGCGAGCACTTACAGCTCCATAGGGCAGAGTTCGTCGATCACGCACAGGCGCCGGAAGAGGTCGAGAAGACGGGCGATCATTGGCTGTCCTTTTTCTTGCCCCAGTCGCAATGCGCGACGCCGAGGGCGTTGTGCTCTTTCACCTGTTCAAGCGTCCCGTCGGTGTCCTTGGCGCTCCAAGTAATCGGCTTGGCGTGCGCGCAGAACCCCAGCCAGGCGGGCGGAACAGGGCTTGCTATCGGGGCGGGCTCAACCGGCACGCTGGAAGGGGTCGGGTGCGCGCAGCCTGTCAGCGTGAGCGCCAAGGTCGCTGCGAACAGCATCGCGTTCCGCATCGCTCTGGATCTTGGCGGCGAGAATGGCTTGGAGGGCATCGGCGCGGTCTTTCTCAGCTTGGGCGGCTCGCAGGAGGGATTCGGCAGAAGGGGCGGTAGGGCTTGGAGGCGGCGGAAAAAACCTCCCGAGCACCCACGAAAACACGGCGCCCAGAAGGTTTTTCCACATGGCGCGCTCCTACGACTGCTGTTTAGGCAGCGAGGTTGCAACGGCGGTATAGGCTTGCTGCGCCACCGTCTGCGCAATCACCTTCAAGTCGGCGGTGTATTCGCGACCCTTGCTTTCGGCGAGCTGGATCAAATCGGTCACGACACCGGACAGCTTTTCCGGCCCCGAAACCTCTTTGGCGGCCCAGGCCATCACCGATGCGACGGCATCGGCGCCGTGATCGCGAACGAACTGCTCGAAGTCCTGTTCGAGGACCGGGACGAACTTGGTGAAGATGTCCGAAACGGTATGTTCGATGGTCTTGACCGCAGCTTCAGCAAACGCTTTCAGCCGGGCCCATGCGTCACTTAGAACACTCATGGCTACTCCTTTGTGGTTGTGCCCGGATTGGGCGGGGATACTGGCGTGGCGATGATTGCCCGCGCCAATGCGGGGGTCACGACGACCGATTGGCCTGCGTGGTCGAGGGCGGCCTGCACCGCGACGACTTCGCGTGTGCGGGCGTTGCGCTCATGGCAGAGGTTGGTGAAAAAGCCCCATGCGGCGGGACCGATAATCAACAGCGCCGAAACGACACCCTCGACCTGGCTGTTGTCGATATAGCCGCGCTGTGCGAGGTAGCCGCCGGCGAGCACCAGCAGATAGCGGATTGCGGTGAGAAGTTGCATCTGAGTTGTGTTGGTCATGCCACGACCTCCGGCGTTGAAAATTTGTCTGTTTCGTTGCCCCAAACATCCCAGCCGGGGCGACGCTGTCGCGCGAACATTTCTAGGTAAGGGCCGGCAACAAGGGCTTCGATGCGACCGTACTGCTCCTCCGGCTTTCGGCTATGTTCGCGACGGGGGGCGTCAATGATTTCGCGGACACCCTTCGACAGGCGCCGCGGTTTTCCTCGTGTGAAAAGCAGGCATATTTCCGTCTGCTTACGCGTCCAATAGCCCATTCCGATCCGGGCGGTGCCGGTGGCAGTCAGTTTGCGCCACGTAAAAGCGCGGGTTTTGAAGCGGAAGCCCCAGGCGCGAGCGAGTTCGATGGCAACGTCGATATGCGAATCCACAACCCACATAAAGAGGGCGCAATCCTTCGCAGCCATATCAGCCAACGGTATGCCGGCCATGTCTTTAACCGACATGGTTTCGTAGTGGTCTTCCGCCGAACGGTGTGGAGTGCCGGTCTTGCCACTGAATGTTTTGAACGCCCAAGGGGGATCAATGAGGATCACGCCGTATGTCATCCGCGCGGCCCCAGCTTCCAAAACGAATGATGACCGATGATGACCGCGGTTTTGCCTGCCGTGCTCTCATCCCAAGAAGCAGGCGTGCCAGTGACTTTGTAGTGGTCAGCGCCGCACGTCGGGTCAGGCTCGATACCCGCCGCACAATGGTCAACGAGCACGCCGATTGCCTGATAGGTGTCGTCGCTCTGGCAGAGCTGCTCGATCTTGAGCGCGTTCGGATCAGATTTATTCCAGCACGAAAACTGATAGGGCTTGTGGCACACGTCGAAGGGCGTTGAGCCCCACCAGGCAGGCTGCGCCGCACGGTTGAGAATGACGTGAGCGACGGCTATTCGCCCGACGGTTCTTTCACCGCGGCTCTCGCCCCAGATGGTGCGGATCATCGCATCGCGGTCGCGTGGGGATAGGTTCACGACACGATACCCGAATAAGGCCTGATCCCGGCGGCAGCGAGGCGCTTCTCCTCCAAGAGCTGAAGTTGGGCGAGGCCGCGCCACACGGCCGCGACCAGCTCCGGCTCGTTGGTCTCTGGATCAATTGCTTCAGGCGTAAGGATGTGCCGAGCAAGACAGTCCATTTGGTCGGTGGACTTCCCGCGCGCCCAATGGAGCGGCTCGCCAGGATTATGCTTGTCGTTCCCTGCCTTGCTAAGACGCGATACAGCGGCCAGCGCGTCGGGGAAGTACATGAACGCGCCGGAATAGATAGGCTCGGCTTTGCGCTCCGCACTCGTCTTTGAGCGTAACGCCGGCCTCTTATACCGGCAAAGGGCACGCTGTCGACCGTCACATGGGCCGGCATGCCCTACAGAGCACCACTCGTTCCTGCTCATGGGCGCCTCAGAGCCGTGACGACCAGATCGAGGGCCTCGTCAAAATCATCCGTCAGATAGGTCGCGATGTTGCGAACCATTGGGTGGTTGTGGATGTTGTTCGGGCTCATAAGCACCACTACAGGCACTCGCGCGGCGTCTGCCCAACCAAGCTCGATCATTGTGCCGATTGAAACTTTGGCCGCACCGAACAGATTGACGAAAACCATGTCCGCGCGTTGCACGTCCCATCGGTCGCGCCCCGTAATGCCGGCGTCAGTGTCTATAGGTCCGCTTGTCGTGGTGGCGCTGAATTCTTCGACCCCACGCTTGCCGCGCAGAGGAGACACGGCTGTTATGCCGTGGTCTTTCAGTCTCTCAGCGGCGATACGGCGCCATTCATCGCATTCAACATAGGTCAACCCATCCATAGGGCCAGCGAGATAAACGAGGCTCATGCCGCCACACTGACCCAGGAGGCTTTCGTAGCCTTCTCGACGCGATCAACGAAGACCGGCGAGCGGAACGTGATGCCGTATTTCGGATGCGTGATCCACAGCGCTTGCTGTGGCTGCTCATATCCAAAGTTGTTGCTGTAGGCGTATTCGTCATACCCCTTCAGCGATCCGTTCACGATCAGGCGCGTCAGGTGAATGTACTGGTGCCAGTGCCCCAGTAGCATCGTGTCGTATTCCATCGAAATTTGCGCATTGCGCGAACGCTTCTTGTGGTCGCCGCGAATGATCGGGCCGAGCGCACCGATCATGCCGTCGCCGCCGCGGAATTGGTCGCCGTGCGTCAACAGATACCGGTGATTGAAGATTTTGAAGTATGCGTCAGGGCCGTCGGGGATGAAGAACGTGATGCGCTTGTCGTTCTCAAAATGCTTCGCAAGGAAGCAATAGAGCAACCAATCGAATGACGTGTGGTGCCGATCCTTACCCCAAATCTTCGTCGTGTCGCGGCCGTGGTTGCCGGTGACGCACGGGCAGAACACCTTGCCGAATTTGTCCGCCATACCACCGATGAAGCCGGCCAGCTCACCGAACAGATCGAGCACGGTTGGCATCGAGTTCATTTCGTTGGTGGCGGTGAGTTCGTCGTGAATGTTGCCGGAGATCATGTCTCCGCCCAACGGGATGACGATGCCGGGGTAATCCATTTTCGGGCTGATGATGGAGAGCAGGCGAACCGCCCCCTCGCCAAGAGTCCGCATCCGGCGACGCGCAATGTCGAGATTGTAGCGGTTGACGCCGTTGATCTGCGACGGGTGAACGATCTCCGACCAGTGCAAGTCTGAGAGGAAGAGGAGCGGCACGCCTGGCGCCGAGTCCGAGCGCGGCGCGTTGATCGTCCAGTCTGGCGGGTCCGACGCCGCTACGTCCTGTTGAAGACCGATGATCTGGCGCTTGATTGCCGATGCGTCGAGCGTCTTTTTCTGAAGCTCGACGTAATCCTTTTCGAGGCGTTTCAGCCGCAGCTTGACGTGCGCGACGTTGTTCATATCCTCGATTTCGGGGCTCGGCTTCACGCCCATCAAATCGGCGGTGCGCAGGCGCGTCACGAGGGTTTCACGCGGGATACGGAGGTTGCTCGCCGCTTTGACGACGTTGCCTTCCGAGCGTGTGACTGCATCGACGGCTTGCTGAGCGGTGGCGCGGTCGAGCTTACGACCGGAGGATGTTTTTTGGGTTGGCATTTGGCCTCTGAAATCGGATGCAAGTTCGTTTCTACAGATACGCGCGTATCTTGTCAAGGTACGCGCGTATGTCTACCCGACCAGCTCCGGCGGCACGCCTTTGAGGATCTTCCACGCTGCGCCAACGACGGCTAAAATGCTGATGCTGATAGACAAAAACCGTTTGAAGGCCTTGCGGACGCTGGCGTCTGCGATCATGTGATCGCGCACCACGCGCAGATCGGCGGCCATACTCCCCTGAACTTCTTCGATCGAAGAAAGCCGGGTCTCGACGGCGGCAAGGCGTTGGTATATGTCTGCGCTCATTACAACTTGATCCGCTAAGGGGTTGGAGAAACACATGAAATGGTTAACGGTCGCCGTGCTCGCGTTGGCGCTATGCGGGTGTGCAGTCCGACAAAAGATCGAAAACCGCGAAGCCGTGAATGATTCTTTGACGGCCTATAAGGCTTGTTTGGGGGCACACCCTGATGCGCCAAAAGCCTGTGAGAGCGCGCGATTGGCGTTTGAGGCGGACTTGGCGCGGCAGCGCAATCAAACCCCCGCAGCTATCGTCCACGTTGAGAACTAGACAAATCCACGTATCTAGTGTAGTACCCCAATCATGGCAGCTCTGGTCGCATTTCTGCTCTTGGTGGTCGCCCCTCTTATTTGGGGGCATTCCCTCTTTTGGTTCTTTCCGGTCATGTTTATCGGCTTCCCGGTGACGCTCGCGCTTATGCGCGAACCAAAGCCCGATCGCTGGTCGCCAGGCGTGCTGGTTGTGGGTGATGAAGCCGAGACCCAAAAGAACCTGGCGGCTGCTATTGCCCGCTGGGAACAGCCGAGGCGTTCACGGCCATCGGCGCCGCTGCTCCCGCAGCTTTAGCCCTTTTCAATACGATCTGACCGAGAGCCTGTGTCGGCGTCTGTCCGCGTGGCCGCGTGTTGATTTGTGCGGCGAGCTGTTTCGCGGCGGCCGGATTAACGACAGCATCTTCGATCGCTTTAGAATAGGCGTCTTTGAAGGTCTGGATACGCGGTCCTGTGAGCCAGTCGGGGATTTTGTGAAACATCGCACCAAAGATACCGGCTTCTGCGCCGCCATACATAGCGCCGACAGCGGCAGGAACCGCTTCAACGGCCGCTTCAGCGCCGCCGCCGGGCGCGCGCGGCAGCGCAGCCGCAATCTGTTTCAGGCGGATGACAGTGTTCGGGTCTTGTGTGCCGGCGAGAGCTTTCTGGTTGCGGTCGAGCCACGTCGAGAAAGAGCCCTGTGTCACGAGCCCGTTACCGTCACGAAGCGCACCGTCTTTCACACTAGAGGCTACGCCTTCCTGGGCGCGCAAATTGTCGAGAGCACCCTGCGCGCCTTTGGCCGTATTGAACTGGCGCGCGAGATCGGGGAACCACATGCTCAAGGTCTTGGCATACGGCTTCACCGAGCGATCGAACGCAGCCTGGGAGAGTGTGCCGTCCGGGTTGATGGCGTCTTGAACCTTGCCGACCAGATTCTCGCGCAGGTTGCCGAGCGCGGCGGTCTTGTCTCCGCCATAGCCCGCGACGAGGCTGTCAAAGTCCGAACGCAGGGCGCGCGACTTCAGGAAGGTGTCGGCAATGCGATCCTGTGGCATCGTGTATGTGCGATTGCCGAATGACGTTTGATTGTCGAGCACCTTCCCGACAGGGCCTTGTGTCAGCGGATCAAGCGGGCGCGATGCGGCGGCGAAGTCAGCGCGCGTCTGCGGATAGGAGTTGGGGTAGAAGTCGTCTAGGGCGCCAACGAAATCGTTGCGGAGAATTTGCGCTGTGCGTTGCCCGCGAGAGCCGGGGCGTGCGGCAGAAACCGCGTCGTCCAGCTTACCCTTGATGCGGTCGAGGACATCCGGCGGGATCGCTGAAGCCTTTATGCGAATCCCTGGGACGTTATCCGCGCCGCCAAGCGCGCCAGCGTCTTCAACATCCCAATATTGCGTGAGGGGCTTCCCACCTTCGTCCAGCACGTCTCGGCCAGCATCGCGCATAGCCGAGCGGAAGCCGGGGCGAGTAAGGAAGCCCTGAAGGCGGTTGACGGTCATCGGCGGTTGAGCGCGGAAATTGGTGTAGGCTTTGTCGGCCGCTTCACCGCGTTGCGCGGTTAGCGCATCCTTACGCCCCTGCAAATCCGCGCGCATGTTTCCGCCGGAGGTATAGTCGTCGAGGCCATCCCCCAGCGCATCCGTTGTCTGCTTGGTCTTGTCGATTGCGTCTTGGATGGCTGCATCGTCGGGGTTGGCGAGGCCGGGGAGGTCATTGTCTACGCCGGACAGCACCTTCGCCGCGGTCGTCTTCGCCGCGCCGGAGGGGTTCAGGACCGGGCGCAAAACGCCATAGCCTGCGCGGGCCGCATCTGCCGTGAGACCGGCGCCGCTATGGGTGAGCAGCGCGGCCGCGACGGGGAGAATGTCGCTATCTGGTGCGATCTCGTGAGCGCTCTCGGCGGCCGTGGATGCAAGCCCCACCTTGCCGGCCTGTCCCGCGTTGGCCTTGAATAGCCGCAAGAGAACATCACCGACGCCCTTCGCGCCTTTCAGCGCGCCGCCAAGGGCAAGCGGGTCCAGCAGCCCCGCACCGACGCCGGTAATGGCCGCCTGACCTAGCTTGCCGCCGATAGATGTCGGCTCGTAGGGCTTCGTGCCTGTCGCGCCAAACACGAGCTTATCCACGCCCTCTGCGGTCGGCAGCACCGATGACAACGGACTGGTCTTGTCCACGTCAGCGCCAGTCTTGTTGCCGCCAGTGGCGAGATTATCAACCTTCGCGTCCACCCAGTGCTTTGCGTGCACGAGCGCAGCGGGTGTGCCGATAATCGCGCCGGGCACACGCGCAAGGCCCGTCAGGAAGTTCTTCGCCGCGCCATAGTCGGTCGGTTCCGCAGGGGGGGCGGGCGCAACAGGCTCCGGCTGATACCATGAAGGCGGCGGTCCCGCGGACGCAGCAGTTTGCGTCGTAGGCTGTGCGTCAGGGTCGGGCGTATACCAAGAGGGCGTGCTGGGCACAGAGCGTTCCTTGGTGGTTATTTACTAGAGAGCATCGAACGCACGGCGGGCGACTGAGCGAGCGCACCCAATCGGCCGAGCAAATCCTCGAACGAGAGCTGCGGCATGGGCTGCAACTTCATTTGGGCGTTCTGCCCGGCTTGCTGTGCAGCTTGGCCTTTCTGGCTCATGTTGTTGACAGCGTCGAGCAAATCCTTCTGCTGCTGCGCGCCCGCCTGTGCGGCCGTTGCCGCATTCTGCGCTGCTGTGGGGCCAGACGAGCCCGAAGAACCTTTTGACATTAGTGCACCGGCCTTTGACGGAGGTTTCCAGATTGCGGGTCAATGAAGTACTCACCCGGCTTTACGTCACTGAGATTGGTCTTAACATTGAAATTCGAAAGCGGCATCTGATCTGACAGCACCGCGCCAGCATCGTTGCGCAGCGGGTTTTGCCGATAGAAATTCGACGTGGCGCCATACATCGCCTTGCGGCGCGCGAGGGTGGGCACGATCTGGTTCGTGATGATGTCGCGCAAGCCCTTGATCGACGATCTATCACCTGGTTTCACAGCCGCGATCTGCTCATAGATTTGTTGCGCGACGCGCGGCGATAGATCGTGCGAGGCCGCTGCCACGAGCTGCTGAGACGCAAAGGCAAGCTGTTCAAATTTTGAGGTGTCGTTGTTGAGGCTGTCAGGGAGTTTTGTCCCAGTGAGCGACGCGGCAGCCTGCGCGAGCTTGCGCGCGCTCTGGAACGATGCGCTACCCTTGCCGGTGTAGAGCCCGTTGGCCGCGCTGACGAGTTGGGAGGCGAGGTTGAGCCCGTTGTCGGCGCTCTCCGCGCTGGTGTGCAGATCCTTGAGTTCTGCCTGCTGCCCGGCAAAGTAGGGGTTGTCCTTGATGAACTTCGGAGCCTCGCCGTGGGCGATAGTGTAATCGGTGGTGGTAGTCGGTAGCCCCGTAGTGGCGTCGTAACCCGTCTGCACACGATTTTGCGCGCCGACTTCCGCCTGGTGGGTGTCGAGGGACCATTGGTTGCGCGCGCGGTTGTTCTCGATCGCCATCGACCCGGCAACGCGGGGCGCTTCTTGCGCGGCAGACTTCAAGCCCGCACCGCGCGCATTGTATTCTTGCGCACCCATGTTGATAGGCTGTCCGGTCACGGCGTCACCCACGCCGCCGTTCGATAGCGGCAGCGTATTATCCGGTAGGCCGTCTTGGGCCGCCTTCATGAATGCGCCGCCTTGCTGCGCATAAGCAGGCAGCATGGACATGGCTTTGCCGAGACGGAGAAACATTGCACGGCGCCCCGCAATGTCGTTCGCCGGAGTGACATTCGCTTGCGGCCCCCCTGCCTGCTGCGCCTGGGGTGCGTTGGGGGCTTGCCCTGACGGGGCAGGTTGACCGTTTCCATAGCTGGCGGGAATGTTGTTGGGGTTTACGTTGATGCCAAGGTTACGGAGAAGCTGGAAGGTCTGGGCAAGGCCAAGCTGGCCGCTTTGCGTAGTGGTACGGCCCTGAGAAAGCGCGTCGTACACGGCGGGTGCGTTTATGGTCGCGGATTGTGCCGCGGCGTCAGCGTCGCGCCCCGTAAAAAAGTTGAAGAGGCCGCGCTGGCCGGGGCGTTGGGCGCGTGCATTCGCTGCTGCCGCGGCAGCGAGAGCTTTGACGAAATCTGCGGGAGCTTGCGGCGCGGGCCCAACCGCGTTCGGGTCGGGTGCGGGCTGCTGTTGCACCACGGGAGCTTGTTCAGTACCGAAGGGCATGAATTTCCTCTTATTACATCATCGCAATGATGGATGCGGCCGCAGAGATCAACGAACCGATGTCAACACCAGAAGAGCCGCCCCCACCCGCGCCCGTTGCGGTGCCGTTGAGCGTGCCATTCGTGACGCCATGCGAGGAGGTCGCGCTTTGATTGTTGCTCGTGCCCGCCTGTGCGCTGGCCGACTGACCACTGGTCGTGCCAAAGATGCTGTCAAGTATGCTGTTAATGGTGGAGCTGTTTTGGCTGTTCTGCCCCGAAGTGTTGCTCGTGCCGTTATTCGTAGTGTTTGCCGTGCTCGACGACGTGCCGGTATTCGCGCCGGAAGAAGTGCTGCTGCCGCTGGTGGTGCCGCTCCCCGTCGTGTTGCCGACCGTGCTGCCGTTGCTGGTGCCTGTAGTGGAGGTCGTGCCGCCGCCGGAGCCAAGCTGCGCCAAAACCTGCGCAAACGTGTTGAGCGGAGCCGAGCCAGCGCCGATTGCAGCATTTCCAGAAGTGGCCGCCGTGTTGCCGACCGACGGGATAAGTCCCAATGCGCCCAGCACCTGAGACATTGAGGTCGAGTTGTTTGTGCCGACCTGCTGGGCGGCCTGCAACTGCCTGTTGGAGGCGTCGTTGTAGTTCTGATAGGTGAGGTCGCCCACCTCGTTTGTCAACGCACTATCGAACGCATTTGCATTCGCGCCGGAGCCATAACGCCCCGCTGCACCGAAACTGCCGTCAATCTGCGGCTGCAACGACTGCGAGATATGTTTGACGACTTGCGCGAACGCGGGGTTGTCCGCGCTCGTGTATGAGGGGTCCAAGTAGGGGGTCAACGCGGCGTTTGCGCTGTTCGGCGCTCCGCCATTCGCGATCCCCAGAATTTGACTGAGCGCATCCGTTGCGGCGCCCGTCGCCGCCTGCGAGCCTTGCCCCACCTGCGAGATACCGCTGTTTGTGGTGGCCGCGGCGTTCCCGCTCGTATCGTTAAGGAATTGACCGGCGTTATTCCAGCCGAGGAGCAGCGAAAGCAGGTTGTTCGCGTTGGTCGTCGAAGACCCCTGCTGCTGTTGCTGCTGGGCCGTCTGTTGCGCCGTCTGCTGCGCCGTCTGCTGCGTCTGCTGATCTTGCTGTTGCGTCTGCTGCGCCGTCTGCTGCTGCTGCGTGCCCTGTGAACTAGATTGATCCTGCTGCTGCTGGGTCTGTTGGCCCTGCTGCGTGTTCGAGGTCACCCCGGTAGACATTTCTTGCTGCTGCTGCTGCGTCTGTTGCGCGGCAGCTTGGTTCAAAATGTCTTGCTGCGACTGGCTGGTCGCCGAATTGAGGTTCGCAGTCTGCGTCGTGTTCTGGTTTGTCTGCTGCGTCGTGTTGGAGTTGCTGCTGCCTTTGCTCATACCAATTCCTTCACTAGGCTAACGCCGTGTTCCCTGCTACCGGGCCACATACGGACCCATCCGCGCCGAAAGGCGCCTTCCATCAATGTGATGCCGTTTTCGCGCGCGAAGTCGTCGAGAACCGCGCAGAAGTCTTTCGCCCAAAAGTGCAATCGTGTGCCGCCGATAAACTCGACGCGGAGTGATTTGCGACGCGGGTAAGTATGGATTTGCGTCGTCATCGCGGCGCAAATGCTCTTGGTATCGGGGTCAGCCGCGGTCCAGAGTTGGACATTGCCGTTGAGAATGTCGCGCAGAATGTCGGGCGTCTCGAAGCAACCGAGCGTTTCCGCGACCGCGGGCGCCAGAAGCGGTTCCACGGTCGGCCACATCTTCACAGCCCAGTCGGGCGTGATGCGTACAATCATTTTTAGACCTTGGTTGATGGCGCTTCAGCGCCGGGTGCTGCGTCCGCCTGCGAGGCGCGCAAAGAACTTTGTCTTCTTGCCGCAGGAGCGCATATTGCGATGGTGTTCGAGGTGGTCGCCGTCACCGAGGCTTAAGAGGCCTAAGAGGACGGAATTGACCGCGCGGCTTTTGCTTCGTACGTCAAATTTTCCGGTGTGGCAGAACACAAAAGCAACAGCGACGGCGAGGACGTACCAGAGCGGCAGGAGCCACAAATAGACGAGGCCGTTGAGACCGAAGACCGCGGCCGCGACGAACGGCCAGCTCAGAGTGATTGACCAGAACCCGACGTTGCGGTCTGCGAACCGCTGGGCGGGGTCTTTAATCAGGTGCCGCACAGACATCAGGTTCGCCTTGTCGGTGGCGTAACTCGTCAGGAATAGAGCGCGCCAGCCAAGCTGCGAAGGCGAATGCGGATCGGCTGCGGTCTCTACATGCCGATGATGGGCATTGTGATGGACGGCCCAAGAGAGCGGAGACGCACAGGCTGAGAGCGTGCTGATATAGATTAGCGCCAACTCAACCCAACGCGGGAAGACGAAGGTCCGATGTGTAAACGCGTAGTGCGAACCGATATTATATCCGTAGGCGGTGAGAAACGCAGCTATGAGGGCTGAAGCGCCCCACCAGGACGGCGCAGCCGGACCGGCGAACATTAGGACGATGGCGAAGATGAACGGGCCGCCATACAGAAGAGCTGTCGCGTAGAGCTGGCGAACGAAATACACGCTATTTCCACATGTGGATGAAATACGTGTCCGCCGTTGCTGTCAGCGTGATCCCCCCGGAAACTCTGATGAATGCTCCAACGAGTTGGGGATTGCCTTCCGCATCCACCACGCCGCCTTCTCCCACGTAGACGTATGCGTCAGCGGCTTCGGCGGGCGTGGTAATTTCGAGGGTGTCGCCGTTCGCGATGAACCCCGATTGCCGGTCCCAGAACGAGTTGTCGTTGGGTGTGACGCAGACATACGAGCTGCCATCCGCCGTCGCGACGATCTTGATCGCGCTCTTGTAGCGGTGGCTCGACGACATATCGCCCGCGTTGAGGTCGATATTGCCGGCTTCGGGTGTCTGAAGCTGGAAAGAGCCCGCCAGAACGAGAAGGATTTCCTTCGACGGATAGACGTTCTCCGATCCGTCGATGGGTGCGACATCATCTGGCACGGCGGCCACATCGAGGTAGTCGCCCGTGAGAATTCCGACGCATTTCGCGAAGTGGAACGGTCGGCTAATGCCGTATTTGTATGTGATCTTGTTGCTCATGGTCCCAACACTATGTTGAAGGTATCGAGTAGCGCGGCTCCGTTATAAATGCTCGCGACGACAGGAAGACTGCCTTTGGTTTGGTAACCCCATTGGATCGTGTCGCCTGACGCTACGGAAATCGCGCCGCTTACTGCTACCGGGGCCGCACCGTTTTTGATGTAATAAAGTTGTCCGAACCCGCCATCAGCAACGGATGCCGTGAGTGATCCGCTGAAGGGCATGGTTTGGGTGTTGCCGCTGCCGATACCGCCGCTCACGACCATATCTGTCCAATCGACGGACCCGCCGAAGAAACCGATCATGTGCCTCACGAGAAGGCCTTTTGAGCCGCCCCGAACATGCTCGTGCCGTCGGAGTAGAACGTGATGATGTCCACAGCATTTGGGGCCGTTGATAGAACGGGTGCGTTGCCGCCGGGCCACTTGTAGGCTGTGCCGTATGCGAGCGTCCGACTCCCCGTCCCGTCCTGCGTGATCTTGATTACATATGATCCGCCGGCGACCATGTTGGTAGGGTTTGCGAGTGTTCGATTTCCGGCGAGGGTGACATGAGCGGCCTGCTGCGTACTCAAATCCCAAGCGATGGACGCCCCATCCGTTACCGCTGCTTCAGGGCCGTTGACCTGCTTCGAAAACGTATTCGCGCCCGAAAACGTATTGTTTCCGTTCAGCAGCCCAAGCGTCGCACCCGACGTACCCATGCTCTGTACTGCGGCCGTGCCGAGACCGAGATTTGTGCGCGCGGCCGACGGGGATGCGAGGTCGGAAAGATTGTTCGCGGTCTGCGCAACGTCAGATGATGCGAGCGTCGCCGCCGTCCCGTAACCCAACGCTGTTTTGAGTGCAGCGATAGAAGTTACGCCCGTACCGCCTTGATTGGCTGCGAGCGGACCGTTGGTAAAAAGCGGCGGATTTAAGAATGTCGCAACGTCTGTCGTGAGCGAGATACTAAGTGGCGTCGTGTAGGTGAGTGTCGTCTTATCACGACGCAAAAAGCGCCACTTATCAGCAAGGTTATCGAGCGTCGTAGTTGATGCGCTGCCAGTATCGTTCCAAGTCCATGAAGGCTGTGCTGCGGCGAGCGTCTGGCTGTTACCCCATGTGTTCTGCCCACTCAGGAGTGGGACGTTAACACCACTCGTACTTGTGTTATAGTTAGCGGCTGTTCCATAACCCAACGCTGTTTTGAGTGCGCTGATAGAGGCAACGCCCGTTCCGCCGTACGCAGGATCGAGTGGCCCCGCCGTGATGGTCGGAGGCTTGTTGAAGGATACGACGCCGGCGGCACTAATACTGAAAGGGAAGTCCGTAACGCCCGATAGCGTCCGCGCGAGATAGAAGGTATCGCCAGCCGCATTCAAACGCCAAGACGAATTACCCGTGGTGTCCTGAAGACCCCAGTAGCACGCGCCCGCGACGGCAATAGTCTGCTGACCCGACCAAGAGTTTCCGGTGCTCAGAAGCGGAACGGTGGCCCCGCTTGATCCGATGTTCTTGACCGCAGCCGTCCCAAGCCCAAGATTGGTGCGGGCAGTCGTCGCATTGGCAACGTCAGAGAGATTGTTTGCGCCGCGTATAACCGAGCTTGGAATACGGGCATCTGCCACCGTACCGCTGGTAAGATTGGATGCGTTGAGGGTGGTGAGATTGGCGCCGCTGATAGCGGGGAGGGACGTGATCGTAGTCGACAAGGATAGATCAGCCGACCCGTCAAATACCCCCGTGGCGGAAAGGTTGCCCGTCAGCGAGAAAGAGCGCGCGGTTTCAAGTTTTGTCGCGGTCGCTGCGTTTCCGCCGGTGCCGATGAGCAGGCCCGACGACATACCGGAAGCGATGTCGGCCATGACCTGACGAATGGCGTCGTTGATCCCCGAGGCGTTGCAGCCTTCAGCGATATTGATGCCGTTGACGAGCGTATTACTGCCCGGCGTCGAGCTATAGGCGGAGAGGGACCAAGTCATGAACTGGCTCTGCTATTCGAGGGCGGACACTCTGTCCGATAGGGATTGCATGTCAGTTTTAATTTGCGCGAGCGCCGCTTCGACGATCTGCGCATAATCTTGAAGCTGTGAGATCGTCTGCACGATGAGCTGGCGATGCTGCCTGCCATTGGTGCTATCGCGCGGCGCGCGTGTGAACGTCGTGGCGACCATCAGCGAGAACCTGCGGGCGAGAACTCGACTTCTGCGCCTTGGATGTGCGTTACGAGGCTTCCTGCTGGGGCGCTCAGGCGCACGCGCTGGTAACGGTTTTCGTTGCGCGCCGGAATAAGCCCGTCTGCATTTGCCGAATTGTCGGGATCAAAGACAACCCGTTCACTTAATGCGGTGCGCGATCCGATTGCGGCTGTACAAACATCGCCTTCGACAGCAGGGCGAACACCCTTTACGCGCGAACGGCCGGGGGCCAATTGTACTTCGGCTGTCTCAATCGAGAACGGCATGTTGCCGCCGGAGAAATAGCCGAACTTGTTGCCTGCATCGAAGCCGCCGAGAGTCACGTTGCCGCCGGCGAGAACGGCGCTATCGAGGCTGTATGGCAGGGTGTCGAGGGTGAAGCCGAGGGCGTCGAGCCCGTCCAGCGTTGTTCCGAATGTTCTCGCGAGGAAGAGGGAGCTGCCTGAAAACCCGGAGACCGGAGCGAACTTCCCTATATTTGGATTATACACCAAAATGCGATTTGCGACACCATTATTATTGCCTGTGCCGGCATAAAGCCAAAAAATTAGCCCGCTCGTGGGGTCCGCGACTGCCTGGACGGCATAAAGGTAGTTCGGGTCAACATCCGCGTAGAAGCTCTTGTTGACCTTCCCCTCGCCAATCGGGACCGCAGCCGTCCCGTCAAAGGCGTAGAACCCGTCATAGCCGAGGAAATAGACGATCTGGCCGACCTGGGCCAAAGAGCGCGCTGCGGGGGTGCCGCGCATCTTCTCCACCGGCGCGATGTTGAAGATCTTCGCGTCGCCCGTGTAGACCATGCAGAACACGGCCTGATCGAAAAAGAGGGCCGCATTACAGGTCGCCAAATCGGGGATGATCGCGCGCAGGCGTCCGTGTGGCCCGTGGACGGGCTGCCAATCAGATTGCGCGGCGATGGCATCCGATGAGCCGATGAGAGGCCAGCTCGTGCCATCCCCTAAGGCGCTCCATCGGATGCCTTGCGGCTGAATGTCGACTGTGGGGTCGTTAATATCGCCGCAGATCAAAAAACCAGGCTGGATCGCCGCGATCACGGCCGCTGTAGGGGCATTCACCGCGTCCACAGCGGCAAAGTCGGCCGCACCTGCAACAGGCGTCCGCATAATCGGGTCCGTGCCGTTGGACGCATAGACATATCCGTCCATTTCAGTGAAGGACCATGCGCCGCGGTCCCCAACGGCGAAGGTGGTTGCGCCTGAGCGATCAGCGAAGTTCGGCTTGCTCGCGTTGGTTTGGGCGTACAATTTCGTCTTTGTGCCGACGTAGAGACCGGGATTGCCCGACACATCCTGCGAGGCGAACGCGCCGAGAGGCGCACCCGTCGGCAGAGCGTCGGCGCCAGCCGGCAGAAACGTCGGCATAGGGCTGTAGCTGGTCCTCGTCCGCGGGATGACATTCATCGCAGAGCCGGTAATCAGGTTGCCGAAGGCAGCCAAATCAGGCGCGTAGTCCCCGCAGGGAATGAATTTGCTATCGCTCAATATTCTCGGTTCCAAATAGCGGTTGCTTTTTCAACGACCGTCCAGACGGCGTCGCCGGTGGCTGTCGCGACCCAATCGGCCGTGCCTTTCGCGCGCTCGATCCAGATGTTGCCGATCGCGGCGACCTTCGACATCGTCCCCAAGGCAGCGAATTGCGCGACCAGGAGTTTGCCAAGCAGGCGGCCAGAGGTGGCGCTCGCCGTGAAGGACGCCGCGAGAAGCATGAGCCGCACCTTCGACTTGGTGAGGCCGCCATGCGCGGTGAATGAGGCTGACAGCCTCTTCGAGAGGCGAACCGCCCGCGTGGCTGTGGCGGTGAAACTGGCGGTGAGCTTTTTCGAGAGGCGCCTGTGAACTGCCGCATTGGCGGCGAACGCCCCAACAAACCTCTTCCGAACCTGTCGCTTCAGACCCGCCGTAGCGGTGAAACTGCCTGCGAGCAGGATGAGGCGCACTTTCGATTTGGCGAGCGCGCCCGCAATTGAGAACGACCCACGCATGGTCTTGTTGATCTTGCGGATGCGGATGGCACTCGCCGTAAAGGATGCGCCGAGGGTCTTTCGCGCCTGGCGGATGGTGGCCGCATTGCCTGTGAAGGATGCCGTAAGGGTCATCGGCGTTGTCGTGCCGCCGCCAGAACCAACGGGCGGCCCTTCTGAAATCGCAAACTCGGAAATCGCGCCAAAGCCGAGGCTCATGGTCTCGCCTCGCTAGTTGGTGGGCCAGCCCTCGGTCATGTCGAAGGCGTCACACGCTTCGTTGCTTTCAAGCAGCGCGATTTGGTCTTTGAGTGCCCGGTTGTTCACGATTAGCGCCGTGTAGTAGGCGCCAATGTCCAGACCGAAGGTGATCATTTGAGAGGCGGACAACGGCGTGCGGCTGTTATCGCTGGCGATCCAGGCAAACCCATCTGGCCAACTGCCATCCGACGCCTGAACGGCAAGGGCCATGGCCGATGCGCCGGAAACATTCGCGCGTGATGCATCGTCTATCTGATAGTTCGCACCAGCGTAGTTGCGACCTTGCGAAACGAGGTCGGCAAACTTGAAGCCCAGCCGGACAATAGCCTCGACCCGCGCCTCTTCGAGATCGCGCGTGTCAACGACTTCTGTGCCGCCTTCAGGCAGGTGCGTGGTGACTTTGTTGCCCATCAGAGCGAAACCTCAACACCAACGAAAGGGGTTGTATTTGCTTCAGCGCTGTATCCAGTCGCAGGGTTCGGCAACGAGAATTGCGAGGTGAGAAGAAAGCCAGAGACAGAACCCGTATCCGTTGTGCTAGTGATACCAAACACCGTCTTGCTTGCCGGTGTGGTGCCTGATGACACCGCGCCAAGAGTAGCAGCGGCAACGGACGACAAATAACCTACCCAATAAAGTCCAGGCATTTGCGTGCGCGGCATCGAAATGGGCGAGGTTGCATTATCTCCCGTCACCCCGCCTACAGAGCCCACATCCAAGCCGGTTTGCGAGCCGAGTAAAACGCTAGGGCCCGCATCATTCGCATACAGCCCTAGCGATGCTACGGCTCCTGCGTTGGCTGAGACTGTCGCCACGTTGAAGTGCAATTTGACGGTATTGAACGGCTCGCGAATCCAGACAGGCGAGAAATGCAATTGGTTGAGCCCTGCGCCGTTAGTGCCAAGCGAGCGCCCCTCAATAAAAGCATTACTGTAGAGACGCCCGGAGGCGATGCCCCAGTCCATGGCAGTAACGTGCGCCGCTGAGTCTGCGAGGAAAACGGAAACTGTGCCGGTGAAAGACGACACCTGCGCGCCCGAATTCGACGACGCGATTGGGGCGGAGGGACGGGCCAGCGTCTTTGCGGAATGAGTGTAGACCCCGCAATTCACCTCCCAGTTTGTACCGTCAGTGACGACGTACAGGCCGCTGTTGCCGTCACCGACCCCGGAATTGAAGCTCTGAAACCCTGTCGGAGCTGTGCCCGACAGTGTTATCGTAGATGAGCTTTGAGCGGTCGAGGTCTCTTTTGTCCGGTCAGCAAATCGCAGCGCCATATATTAGACGCCGTAGTGCTGTGTCGTGAACTGGATGCTGTCACCGATACCGAGCGGAACGCCGGTAAAGACGAAGTGCGAGAGCATGTTGCCCGACGTGGAGGCATCGAACTGGCCGAGTTCGGAAATCGTTTGCGCGGACGCTGACGTGAGCGTACCAACCGCCTGATAGCAGTCGTTCGTCACATTGACCGTGACCTGCGAGGTCGTGCCTGCAACGCGCGATTCGGCGGAAGCGGTTTGGAGCGCCGTGTTGGCGAGCGCCGCGGCAGTCGTGCCCGTTCCCCAGCCAAGATATTTTGGTTCGGACGCTGTGCCAAGGATACGGCCCGCGATCAGCGCCAGACCCGAATTTGTAATTGGGAGGGCCATCAAAAGACTCCTAGCTTCATCAGCGCGTGAACGATCAGACGCCGGACAGGGTTGGGGTGGTAGTAGGCGAGCATTCGCTTGCGCTCGCGCTTGCCGTTGGCGCGCGTGATTCGGCCGTAGAGCACGGCTGCGCCCTTCGTCTCTGCGATCATGTTCGGAAACCTGTCGAGGGAGTGAGTTTGAGGGGGCCTGCGCCGACCTTGCGCTTGCGGTCAGCAACAGGGAGTTTGGTCTGCGCCATCATGCGCTTGCTGAGATATGCCGCCGCAGACGACTTATCGTCGATGTAGATCGCGGCCTGTTCGAGCGCGCCGTAAAGGTAGATGTTGGGGTAACCAGACATCAGCCAGTTGGTTGGCGCGTCGTCTGAGAGGCCGGTGAATTTGTAGTAGCTGAGTTCGAGCGACGCACCGAGCGGCGCCATGCTCTGCGGCGTGAGAAATATCTGATTGGCGCGGATCGTGTAATTCTTGGCCTGACTGGTCGATAGCTGTGACGCATCGAGGATGGCAGCGCGGGCGGGCGTGATGTAGTCGAGCGGCTGATCTGCAACGCCGATCGCGGCGCCCAGAACCTTCAACGCGCGCATTTCGAGATACCCATCGGGGAGCGGCATGGCGGCGCCAGTAATCAGGGCGGCGTCGATCTCTTCCATGTCCGTAAAGCGGTTTTCGGGATCACCGACAAACTCTGCCTCGAACAATTGGACGAACGTGTCGGCACGCGCCACGAGCGCGCTATCGCCGGTGCGCCAGAGCCATTCGGCTACGGCGGCCTTCAGCGTCGCGAAATCAGATATAGTTGCCATTGCCGACGTGCCCTAAGCGACCTTTTGAGGTCCGCAGATAAAAATTATCGGGGTCATTCAGTTTTCGGGCGACGGCGTCCTGGCATTCGCCGGACCACACGTCGATGCCTTCTTTCAGCCATTCCGCGATGATCGTGTTCGGGATCGAGGCAACGCGCCGAAACTGGCCGCCGAGCGTGTCGCCTTTGGTGCCATCGTTGCGGAACGCATGATTCTGGTCGAGGATCGGCGCGCATTCCTGCTGCGTCTTGATAATAATGCGGCCGTCGCTGTCGAATTTAACGCGCGTGTCACTGCCGGCTCGCTGTGAGAGGGGGCGCCAGGTCATCAGAACCTCAGGGGAAAAAGGAAGGGGGCACGCAAAGCGCGCCCCCTAAAAACCGACCGTTAGGTCAGGTCAGCAACGATGCCGTGCGCGGCCTCGTTGTTCATTTCAAGCGTAAACTCGACCAACAACTGGCGAGCATCCGCATCACCGGTCTTCGCCAGCGCCCAATTACGCATGGAGCGCAGGTAGGCCACCTTGGCGAATTTCGGGCTGACAATCAGCGCCGACTTGTGGCGCTGAAAAATGTTCGGGACGGCGGCCAATTGGCCAAAGTCCGAAACATAGATGTCGGCCGCGCCGATGATTGAAACCTGGTTCTTCTTCGCATCCTGCGTGACGCGCGTTTGCGCCAGGCCCGCGAAGGAACTGAAGGTTTGTTTCTGGATCGGGTCCAGCATGATGATTGACGGTTTCCCGCCAGCGGAGAACACGCTTGCCAATACACCCTTGAGAAGGGTTTCGGTAAACGCGCGCGCGGTGCCAGCGTCAGTCGGTGCAGCCACCGCGCCAGCGGAGAACCCGCCGCTCGCACCCACGGGCGAACCCGTGCCGCGGGAGACGTTCGTCACCAGCCACGACTCGAAGCTCGCGCTCAAGCCGGTATTCGTGCCGTTGTCGGCGCGCGACGCGCCGTTCTGCACGAGCTGCACTTCCATGTCGCGCCGGAGTTCCAGACCCTTCAGAAGGACTTGGTATTCCATTTCGTTGGCGCGCCCGGCCGTATCCACCGCCTGCAAACCACCCGAGACCTTGGCGGTCTTGGTCATGATCTGCGTGCGGTTACCGACGCGAGTTGTCGGTGTGGCCGATGCGGTCGCGGCATCGGCACCGTCGAGAGCGGCGTTCGAACCCACGGTCGCGGCTGCGGCGAGGTTCTGAATCTGCCATTCATGGTATTTCGCGCTGGCCTTGGATTTGCCGATCGCAGAGAAGAACGGGGTCTCGGTCGGGTCGATCCGCGAGATCACGTCGCTCAAGTCTTCGCGGATACCGACCGCGTTGACAGCAGTATAAGTCCCAGTTACGGGCATTTCGATGCACTCCTGATGGATTGTTGCTACATCCGCAGCAGGCCGATGGCGTCTTCGATGTCGCCGGTCTGATCGAGCTTGCCGAGGCGTTTTTGGCGGACGTCTGCCTGCGCGGTCTTCTTCGGGTTGGCGTCGCCACTTCCCGGTTTGATGACGCGCGGAGGGTCTTTCACGATCGCAGCAGATTTCTTCGCCTGCGCGCGGTCGTAGAGCATGGCTTTATGCGCCAGCTTATAAACGAACGGATCAATGGAAGACCGAACCGCCTCTTCGGGCGCCCCAAGTGTGATCGCGTAGTCTTGCAGCTCTCTCGACTCCCGCCGGGCAACCTCCGGGTTTTTCCAATGCGGGAAGGTTTCAACGAAACCGACTGCCGCTTTGGTGAAAGTCTCTTGCTGTGTCTTCTGCGCCGTCGCGTCGAGTTCGGCTCTCGCCCTCTCTTGTGCGCCGGCTGCCGCGTTGAGTGTCATCAACTTGGCTTGAAACTGAGCAAACCGTGCCGGATCACTCGCGGCCAGATTGTGAAGGTCAGCTTCAGAACGGAGTTCAGGAAATTGCGCTGCGATGTCGGCTGCTTGGGTGTTGACCAAACTGTCGATCTGCGTTGCGAGTCCCTTCAACCGTGTGACTTCAGCGTCGGCCGCTTTACGTTGCTCGGCCGTGCTGTTCTGAAGGTTACGAAGTTCGTTTGTTCGGTCCTGTTCGCGGCGCTGAATTGCTTCCTGCGCTTTGCGAGGCAAGGAGTCCCAAACGGTTTTTTCTTCGGCCTTCCACGAGGTCGGCGCTTCGATGGAAGGGAGTGCATCCCCCTGGTCTCCGTCGTCGCCCTCTGTTTCCCCCGCGTCGGACAGGGTATCTGTATCCGCTTCGCTGGCCGAACTTTCGTCGGCGGAAGCGTCTGTGTTCTCTGGACTCTCGGCGGCCGCGGCTGCGTCGCCGGCCGTTTCGTTGGCCGATCCATCGCCGGAGAGTGCTTCATCCGCCGTCTGAGATTTCGTCTCTTCGGGTTTTTCGATAAGCAGGCCGGCGGCGCTCTCTAACGAGAGCGGGCTGTCATCAGGCATAAGTCCTCTTTAGGTTAGGGCAGAATGCCGAAGCGTTTCTTCGGCTGTCCCGCTTTGCGGATTTCGTCGAGTTGCTGTTTGGCGACACGACCGTTGGAAGCGTAGCCGCGCATCAGATTTTCGACGCGGGTAAGAATGGTCGTGGCGAGCCAGGCTTTCTCGCGAGCGTCCTGATCGCGCGGGCCGGAGGCCATCCACATATTGACGAACTCGGCGCGAACTTCCTCGAACGCCTTGCCCATTGTGCTCAGCTCCGCTGTGGCGGTCGCGCCGAGGTTCTGTTGCTCGATAAGTTTGCCTTCATCGACGGTCATATCGTGCCGACGCCCTGTTTGGCCTGAAGTTCGGCCTGTTGGGCGTTGAGCGCGGCTTCATTGCGCGCTTTGAACTGCGCGATCGCCATTTCGTTTTCGGCTTTCATCCGGCCCATCTGCGTATCGTGATCGAATTTCATCTGGTCGAGCGCAGCTTTGTGCTGGAACTCGTCCTGCTCGCGCTGACGAGCGAACTGCGCTTTGACCTCTTCGGCCTGTAGATCGGCGTGGAGCCTGGCGGCATCGTTCTGCTGGTCGGACTGCGCCTTGGCCTGTGCCGCCTGTGACTGCGCTTGGGTCTTCTGCTGCGTGGCCTGCGCCTGCGCCTGCGCCTTCACCATCTCAGGATTGGGTGGCTTCGGTGCGTTCGGGTTCGGCGGCGGAGGCTTCGTGAAGAACGGATCGACGCTTTTAAGCCCCGCCAACTTCACGGTCTGCTTGAACGTGTTGTAGATATTTTCCATGGTGACGAGCGGCCCATCGGCGCCACCTTGGAACTGGATAACCTGTTGCTGGCCTTGCAGCAGCTTTTCGAAAAAGCCCATGAGCATCTGCTTCGAGGCGCCACCGAGGGGCAACGATACCGTCATGTGGTCGCGCTTGGCCCACTCGCGGGGAGCAACCGGCGTCCAGCCCCCGCGCAGTTTCACGACTTCGGATTCTTCAGAATATTCTTGAAGCATCTGATGAAGGCCGCGGAACATATCCACGATCAGCGTTTCAGCTATGATGCGTGCGATCAGCTTGATCCGCATTTCGGCCGCGTCCATCAGGCGCGTTACAGCGCCGGTGCGGCTGTGTGCGAGGGCGTCCGCGTCGAGTCCTTGGTTGGACTTCGAAACCCCAGTCCGGGTCTCGCGGACCCCATCCATGTACTCAATAATCGGAGCGACCCAATTGCCGATCGACTGTGTCGGCACGGGGTTGAGGCCACCGGGCATTTTCGTGCGGATGATGCCGCCGACGCGATTATTGAGAATATCGTCGAGAGTGTTTTCTGACGCGTGCGTCTCAGAGACTTCGAGGCGCTGGTTGTTGGCGTAATAGGCATTGTTCAGCGTGGCGCGCAGGAGGGAGGTTTTGATCTCCTGAATATCCATCGTCAGATCAGCGACCGACCGGCCGATGACGCGATGGGGCATTATGATGGGCGTCGCGGTGGCGAACGGCCACGCAGTCACTTCCTCAACGTCGAGAATCGTGTGCTTTGTGCCAATTGTCGTGATCTTGTAGCGGCGCGCGACCTTGTCTTTTTCGAGCGGGAGCCGAATGTAGTGCTCGGCGACCTCGATCAGGCGCATGTCCTTGTTGACCTCGGCGGCGGGCGCGTCGATGCCGTCATGATCTTGAACGGACTGACGGTTGTTGGCTTCCTGGTTGTCGAGCGCGGTCGAGGATGCTGGCGCATTCCTGATCTCTTCCTCGTATTCCGGGAAGAGGGCGATAAGGTCGGCCTGCGCCTTCGGTTGGATGTGCGCCATGTAGGGCGCATTCGGCAGATTGTGCGCCGACTTGCTGATGAGGATTTCCTCGGGCGGGACCGCGGCGATGCGCGGGCGCATCTTGGTACTCACGCGCTCGGCGACGGCGTTGTAGCAAGTGCCCGGCTGCTGCGTTACGGGATCGGCGTACGAATACTGTTCCGTGTCGATGACCTTCACGTCATCGTCGGCCATCAGGGCCGCGTAGGAATCCTCGTCGAGACCTTCGTACCGCTCGCGCGTGCGGCTTTCTTCCGGCTCCATCCACCATTTAACGAAGCCATTCTTCGAGAGAAGGCCGTCCTTGATGGCATTATAGAGGGTCAAAAACCCGTTGTTCTTCTGGTAGAAGACGTGGTTGACGTAATCGGTCTCTTGCTCGGCGGCGGCTTCGTCGTTCGGGCCGTGCGGATTGAACGTGACGACATCGTCGTTGCTGATGAACACATCGAGAATGATTGGCAGGATACCCTCGACCGTGTCCTGAACGTCTGTCGAGACCGCTTTGCTCAAGCCATCTTCGGCCGGCATCGTCTCGGACATATCCCCCATGTAGTAGTCGAGGGCTTTAATGCGTTGCGCGGACAAATCGCTCGATGAGCCCGCACCCAGCGCCGCCATGCGCTCGGCTTCAAGGATCGCCTTGATCTTGCCGTCGTCGAGTGCACGGTTGATTGGTTTCACGCGGAAGCGAACTTTCGATATGCGAGTTGGCGGTTGAAGCCAGTCGCAACACGCCGGCCGTCAGAGACGACGCCGTAACGGAATGCGTCGGCCGCGTGGCTAGTCCAGTCGTGCAGTGGGTGGTCTTTGAACATCTTGTGGTTGTCGTCCCACGCGCGGCGATATTGGCTGAGAGCCTTCACGCCTTGTTCGCATTTGACGTTGTCGAAAAAGAAAAGCGGGAGAACCTGGCGCACGGCCTGAATGCCGTCGTCGGGTTTTAGCTTTGGCGCGACCTCCATCTTGAGGCCGAGCGCTGCGAGCATCTCTAGGCGGGTCTTGCCTGTACCAAGTTCCCGGTTGGTAAGGTCAAACGGACCCACATGCCGCGAGTACGCATAGGGCTTGTTGAAAATAGTGCGAGCGTAATACTCAAGGCCCTGACCAGACGCTTCATGGTAATCAATCGCGTGCCATTCGTTGTTGATGCGTTGGATAAACCAGATCGCGGTGGCGTCACCGATGCCCAAGTCCCACCACGTTTCGACGGGCGCGGCCGGATTATAGGGGACGTGGCCAAGGCGCTTTTCTTTCTCGATCGCTTCGAAGAGGTCGCCGTAATAGGCGCCACGCATCGCTGCATCGAAGGAGCAATAATACTCCTGTTTAATCATGTCCTCATCCATCCCGGCTTCACGTTCTTCCTGGATGTCTTGAGGCGTCAGCACGCCCGTATCTTCGACCGTCAACAATTGGGCGAACCACTTCGGGTTATTCTTCGCCATCTGATAGAGGTCGTAGCCGTGGTTCTTACCGCGAGGCGTGTAGATGAAGATTTGCCAGCCGCCGTTCTCTTTCAGAATTGGCCGCAGAAAATCGCGCGCCGCGGGGTTGGCAATGGAATATTCGGAATAGACGATGCCGACCGGGTTCGCGCCGACGAGGCTGTTGTAGTTGTCTGATCCGACGAGCTGCCAGACGGAGCCGCACTTCAGCTCGATCGTCATCGTCTGCTTGTCGGCCGCCTTGACCAGCTCCGGCGGGTACATCTGATGAATGATGCGCCGGCCTTCGCGGTCGATACCGTTCCAAACGGCTTTGCGCGCCTGTTCCGCCTCCGGCAGCATGTGCCAGTAGACGCCTTTGCGCTCGTGGGAGGCGGTGGCCGTGAAATTCAGCGCAAGGCTGTCTTTCCCTGACCGCCGGTGCCACACGCCAACAGCGTTGCGGCCTCCGCTCTCAAGATAGTCCCACATAGGCTTTTGGTAGCCGCGAGGCTTCCAGCCGTTTGGTAGAATGATCGACAAATTTAAGCTGCGCGCCTCATGGCACTGCGGAGCGGCGGAGTCGGGTTCGGCCTGGGGTCTTCGGGGGGCGTCCAATTCCGACGGTAGGCGAAAATATCTTCGGCGCGCGCGTTCGCCATATCAGCGCGGCCAATCTCTTGCGGGCGTTGTCCCGGCCCGCGCCGGTAGCGGCGCACCGTGCCGTCGTCAGACACGGAAGCGACCAGCAGCATTATTCGGCCGTAGCGACGAGGTCGCGTAGGCCCTGGAACAGCGTCCAGCACTGGCCGACAACGTCGTGCTCGACGCGGCCAAGCAATTCGCGGAGAGCCTCTACGGTGACGGACGGCGGTGCTGGTTCGGCGGGCGGAGCTTCCGGTTCGGGAACTGGCGCGTCGGGCTGTAGCACGGGTGTTTCGTCAACGGGGGGCATCTGGTCTTCGTCGGTCATGCGTCTTCCCTAAATTTCTGAATGACGATCATCTGGGCGCCTTCGCCCGCTTCAATCTCGGTCGCCGGTTTGCCAAATCCCCATGCGAGGATGTCGTTGGCCGCCTGTTGCCGCACACGCGGATCGAGGCCGGGGTTGTTCAAGTTGCCCACCAGAACCGCGATGGCCGTCTCGGCATGTTCTTGCGCCTTGGCTCGCATTGCCCGTTTGAGGGCCGTTCTGGTGGGCTCCGTGTCGCTGGTTGGAGGCAGAACCTCACCCTGCAACACGGGGGTAGTGACGGAGAGCGGCTTTGTTTCGGGGCCAGCCTGCTCTTCGCTTGCAGCAGCGGCGTCGAGGCCGCGCTGTTTAATGTTCGCGAGCTTTTTCGCGTGTTTTTTCGGGTTCCCGGCCATCAGTGGCCCGCTTCACCCTCGCCGCGCACCGCCAGGTAGTCGGCAACGCGGGAAATTGTCTGCATCCGGTGCGAAAACCACGCATCCCCACCGTAAATTCTCAGGGCTTCGGCTGCTTCAGTGTGGATTTCGATCTCGTTCTTGATCGCACCCGCGAAACCCATCGCCTTGAGCTGCAACACCAGCCCGTAGGGCAAGGTGGCAATCTCTCCGACCGCGAAAGTCTTCTCCCCCGCCTCGAACGCCCGTGTGATGACGGTCTCGCAGGTGATAGTCGGAACCATCAGCCTCATGCGGCGGCTTTCAATGCTTCGTTGCGGCGAACGTACTTACGGCGCTTCAACTCGGCTTCGGTACGGTCCTTTTCGGTCTTGTATTCGGCCCGGAGGCGTGGGTTCGTCTCGAAGGTGAACAGGCGCAGGTAGTCGGTGTATCGACCTTCGAGCTGTTTATCCTCGTATCGGTCGAGTTTCGCGCCTCGAACCTCTTCTGGGAGGTAGGATTCGCGCGCGGTGATCTTGTCGATCAGAGCGTCATGTTCGGTGTTTGGCTGCTGCCGGGTGTGGTGCCTCATTCACCCTTAACCTACCGCAGATACGCGCGTATGTCAACGCGTATCTGCAATTTTCTTTCGGCCGGTAGGGGCGTGGCAGGGAGGTAGGCGTTTTTAGGGGTGGGGAGGGGTCAGTCTTCGGCGTCGCCGGTGGCTGATGCACCGCCTTCGCGGGCCTTCTTGTCGCGATAAATGGCGCGGGCGAGCTTGGCCGCCTCGTCGGCGGGCAACGCGAAGCACCGCGGGACCGCATCGCCTTCGTGCTGGCGGATCTGGATGATCGTGGTGCCGTCGTCCTCGACCACGGCCGCCAGGAAGCCCGTGTACCCGGCCTTGGCGGTCTCGGGCGTCGTGTATCCGTAAATCTGTTTCATGCTCTCTCCGGGCTACCAGGGTAGCGTTACGGGGTTCTTGCTCAAGGCAAACAATAGGGCGGCACCGGTGACTGCTCCGGTTACCCAGCAGGCCACGACTAGTAGGATAATCGTCATACAACCTCCTGTTGTAACTCGGAATTTTGCTTTGTCGGGTGTGGGGGTTGGGAACCCGCCCACTGGGACTCCGGCGGATGGAACCAAAAATCCCCCAGGCACCCCCTCGACAACCACGAGGAGGGGGGAGGGTGACCATGGGGGATAAGGCAGGGGGTACGCCCTATCCGGGTGGCGCGAAGCCACTCAGTCGGCGGGCGAGAGCATGTCACGCACCACCATTCCGAAGAGTGGAAGCACGCCTGTTATGGTCATCAGTGCGACTATGGTCAGAGCGGTTATCATTGGTTCAGTCCTGGTTAGGTGCGTTGCGTTCGGTTGCGGTACAAGGAGCATCAATGGTTGTGCCTCGCTCCAACATTGATACCGTCGCATAGGTACGCGCGTATGTCAACGCGTATCTGCCATGCAATGAACGCATGGGTGCATTTTTATAGACTATAAGAAAGAAGCCGCGTGGCACCTTACGGGCCGTCTGAGCGATAGCGCGCCTGTCTATGCCTCATGCGCCATTGGTGGGCCGTGCGAGCGCTGATAGTCTGCGTTGCGCTGGGCCGTAGGTTGCGTTGCCGTAGGGGCGGGACCGGCCACCCACGCCCCCAACACGCACAGGCGTGCGCACGCGAATAGGATGGCGCCCAGCGAATTCAATGGCGCGTACCTAAATCACATGCGCAGAGGATACGCGCATACCTTCATTATCGCCTTGCGCATGTCCTATAGGGTGGGTCTCTTTTAAAGAGAGCCCACACACATTCTTTAGAATGTGGTCAAATCTGACTGTATGCGATAACCACATGAAAACACTATATAATACGCAAACAGGCAGAGCAGACTGTTTTTCATAAGCTATTGATATTATTATATAATACGCAAACACTGTTTTTCTAACACAGCGAAGGTGTTTTTTTATTTCTGAATAGTTTCAATAGCTTAGTGCATACACCCCGATTTCGGTGTTTTATCCTGCTTATTCAGATGCTTACGAGGACGTATTTTCGCTTGTTGTGGCATTGCAAACTTGTAATGTGAAATACGCGCGTATTTAGCTTGACGTGTTTTAGATACGCGCGTACTTAAACTGCACCTAACCAAGAGGTGCAACCTAATGAGCAAATGCCCAGAACTAACCTTCGACGGTAAGGGGATTAACGGCCCCGACGAATACCGCGAGCGTATCGCCACATTCTCAAACAACGAGGCAGCCAGCAAATACGGGCCGCTGCTCGCCGCAGCGCCGGACTTGCTGGAGGCGCTGAGACTGATGCTTGAAGACTATCGCACCGAAGGGTGTCCGCAATCTGATTGTGTCGTTTGCGAAAGAAGCAAAGCCGCAGAGAAGGCCGCACGCGCAACAATCGCGAAAGCAGACGGCATCTACTCTACTGGAGAGGAGGCCGCATCACGCCCGCTCAGCGTGAGGGAGATAGTAGCGGCGGCTGAAGTTGCCACGCAGAGTATGTTAGCGGCGCTGCGCGTCGCCCTTGCAAGTGTGGAGGGCGCACAATGAACCGCGCAACTAGATACGCCGCAAAGCTGCTGCGGGCCCTGCCGTCTTATGACCGCAGCGACCGTCAAGCGAATGTGACCGACGCCCTTACCAACCTTCGGCACTACTGCGATCACCACAAACTAGATTTCTACGTCGCCACCGGCAGCAGCTACCAACACTATTTGGCCGAGCGGGGGTGGAAATGAGCACCAAATTCACCGCCCGCGAGAAAGACACGATCAACCACGCGTGGGACGCGATCGCTAACGAGCTTGACGCCACCAACTGGGAAATGCCGCACGCTTGGCGCTACGCCCTGAAGACCGAGCGCAAGGCCTGCAACAGCATCACAGCGGGCAAAGGCCTCATCAGCCGCCGAGCTGTTCCACATCCGGCCAGGGGCACGCGAGGCCCATCTTATCGGCGCTGCGCTCTGGCACCGCGCGAACGCCTATGCCGCCACGCCCACTGCGGCGAGCGAAAAAGTTACGCAAGCCCGGCGCATTCAGACGCAGCTCCTCCCGCTTTGCGACGCCTCGCGCGCTGCCAATCGCGTGGCCTGCGACCGCTTCACCAAATCCACAACCCAGACTCAGGAGAATTGACATGCGCATTACGAAATCTGTTGCCCAGAAAGTCCTAGCCACCGTTGATGCTGGTCTTGTGAGCGGTATGGGCGTGCCTACGCCCGGAGAAATGTGCGTCGAAGCCGCCGTGTGCTTCGCACTTGGCCTGCCGCACAATGATGACCCGGGTTGCGTTACACCCGCCCTGCGCTCCCTCAAGATCGGGTTGAACGATAGCAACTGGTCTTCCAAACAAGCACGAGCCGCAGGGCTGCGCCGTCTCGCGGTTGCCCAGTTGGGCAGCAAGGATGTGCTCGACGAAGCAGAATTCCTCCGCCGTGTCGTTGAACTGACGATCAGCAAGACAGTTGCGGGCGCACTGGAAACCGCCGCTTCGATCCACCCGAAGCCCGAACACAAAGAAGCCCTGATGGTCGCCGCGAAGCGATGCAGGGAAGAAAAAAGCCAAGCGGCGGCTTATGCGGCGGCTGGTGCGGCTCGTGACAGGGCTATGGCAGAATTCGCGGAGGACGTTGTTCAGATCCTCATCGCGATGAAAGCACCCGGCTGCAAATGGCTTCCTCTCACGGAGGGCCAGTAATGCGCGCGTTAAATTACGACCGACGCGCCTTTGAACGCGACCGCCGTCTAACCTTGGATGATGTGCGCCGCAAAGCCTGCGCAACGATTGAGCCTGTGGCACCGTGGATGAATGACCTTTTCGCCCTCGTGTGCGTGCTCGCCTTCATCGGTCTGGGGGTGTTTGGCCTGTCGCTCTTTTCGTATCTGATCGGAGGGCATGTGTCATGATTGACCCTTTGCCAGCCGATGACGACGCGGACATTGTTTGCGACAGGTGCGGCGAGGCCTGCGCCTGGGCGAGTGCTGATGGTCTATGTGAGGGGTGCGAACAGGCGATAGAGGAGCAGCGGGAGCGTGAATATCGCGGGCCGCCTAGGTGCCTCGACTGAGCACAAAAAGAAAAGGCCCCTCACGGGGCCTTTTTCATATCATCACGGGTTCATATTTAGGCGTGCCGCCGCCTTCAACCTCAACAAGCTGGCCGCGCTCAATGAGCCTATCGCAGCTCTCCTTGGCCTTGCGCACGGAGAGATCAACCTTGGCGCGCCGGAGCACAGGCACTACAAACTTTTCAATCGACGACACACTAGCCGGGAAGCAATAGCGCGGATGATTATTTTTGTGTGCCCGCAGCGCCTTAAATAGCAGATCGTCAACTTCGTCCGCGCGCGGGGTCGCAGCCCGCAAAGCGTCCGTCACGTCTTCTAGCAGACCGGTGGACGTGTTGCGGACCAACGTGCGCAGCGTTTTTTCACCGGGCGCATTGCCTTTTGCGAGGCCGCCAAAATAGACAAGGCCAGCGGGCAGGGCATGGGAAGGCGTGCGCCCCAGCGCCTTGAGCACGCTATACGCTTCGTCTTCGCCCGCCTCCCATAGCGCCAGCGCATAGCGCCCGTTATCGACCAGCGAGCCGGCACCACGGATAGCGGTGCGCGCGTCGGATAGGCTAGTAGGCGTCGTGCTCTTGGCAAAGTGGTGGACCACCATTACCGACGCACCTGTGGCCGTTGCCAGCTCCCCCAGCATCGTCATGACCGACGAGCCTGCTGTATTGTCGTTGGTGTCCGCCAGCATGAAGCTGGACAAAGGGTCTAGGACCACCAGCCGAAGGTCGGGGATCGCCACAAGCTGTTTCTTCAGCTCATACCAGAACGGCGTCGGTTCAGGACCATTGGACCCGTCGCGCAGGATCGCGCGTGGACCACCAGCCGCGAGCATCGGGACCACATAGAGAGGCCGCCCGCTCCGCAGGTTGGACGGGTCGAGCGAATGCAAGCGCCGGTGGACTTCGTTGCCGTCGTCTTCCGCCGTGAGGATGACTGCTGCACCGCGCGCCGTGATGGGCCGCCCAAAGAAATTGGGAGTGTCGTTGATTCCTGCGGGGCTGTCCTTCGTGGTCGCGCAAGGCGGGTGGGATGCAACCACCAGGGCGAGCCTCAATGCCATCATGGACTTGCCCGCGTCGCCCACCGCCGCGAAGACGCCCGGTACAGCGGCGGGAATCAACCCCTCGACCAACCACTTCCGTTCCGGTGGCACGCCCTGAAAGCGATCCGCCCGCCAGTCTGTGATCGCCCAACCTTGTTCGGCAGTAGGCAGAAACACAGGCGGGACCACCGGGCCATGCGCGTCATGGTCGATGCGAACCAACCGCTCGAAGTCGTTGCGGAGGCGCGCCTCGTCCCATGGCGGGACCAGTGTCGCCGCGTTCCAATCTTTTGCCGCCGCCCACGCCTCATCAAGCGAATAGCGCCCTTCGCGAACCATACGAATGAAATGGCCGAGGGCTTGGCCCGCGCCTTCAAAGCGCGTCAGCTCGTCGGTTGCGCCTTCATGGATCGGCTGGGTTAGCGCGCGGTCGAGACCGGGGGCAGGTCGGTCGGCGCTGAAGTCAAAGTAATTGTCAACTTTAGCCGTCTGATTGTCACGGATAGCCAACTTGGCCGCGATGTCAGCGAGCGCATACACATGCGGGCGCACGTCGCGCAGCTTCACCAGCTTGGCACCGCTCTTATGGTGGACCGAGCCGGGCACGCGGATCACCTGGGCCGCCTGTTTGAATGCAGGGTCACCGCCAAAGCGGCGCGCAACCTCTTCACGCACGCGGCAGGCAAGATCTATGTCCCCGCCGGTGGCGGGCGCTGCGAGTTTCCAATACGCGTGCAGTTTTGGGCCGTTGTCGGTCTGACCGCCCGATTCCACGACGATAGAGGCGGGTCCGATCAGACCCTCGGCGGCGGCTAGGTTCGCTGCTGGGTCGCCTTTGTCGAAGTCCGCGAGCACGGCGGGCAGCATAAGCACGTCTGCTTTGCCTGTGCCGCCCGTCTGGACAAATCCGGGGAGATAAAAGGCGGCGCGGCCATCGACGTTGCACCAATCGAGGAAGCCCGCCACGGTATTTGGAAACGTCGCGTCGAACATATAGTGCAGATTGCGCGGTGGTTCCTTGTGGCCGTTGGCATCGGCGCGCGCTGGTTCGGGCACCGCGCGGAAGTGCAGCAGTCCGTCAGCGGGGAACAGCGCTGCGAAGAACGCCCGTGTCTGTTCGGCGTCAGGTGTGACAGAAGCCGCGAATTGCAATGTCATTTAAGCCGCTTCCAGCATGTCCCGGCGAAGTCGCACCACTTGCATTTATAGTTCTGCGGATCGCTGAACCCGCGCGGTAAGAGTTGCTGACCTTCCGTCGCTTCGACAACGCGCAAGAGACGGTCACTCATACGTTGCGCAAGCGCCTGGTCGAACGGCACCAATTCATGGTGTAGTTCTTCTGTGTTCTTGTTGAGCGCGGTGAACAAGGCGGGCGCCGTCATATCCATATATGCTTGGTTGATTGCGATTTGGGCTGCGTAGACAGGCTTGGATATTGCAAGGCCGCGCTTCTTCACGTCCTGCCAGCCCTTCTCGTTGAGCGCCTTCGCTTCCCAAAGGGCAGGGTAGGCCATCGGCACCGGGCCGCCGCGCAATATGCCGTCGACGTGCCCCTTGGCTTTGCCGTTGAGCGCCTTCCATCCGAATTGATAGTTAGTTGCGGGGTCGATGGTGTCGAGCTTAAAACCTGCATCGCGCAGCCATGCGACAAGGATGTCTTCCCAGCGGTGGCCTACATCGAAGATGCGCAACGTCTTGCCGCTGATGCGTCCTTCGTCAATCGGCAGGCCCATATAGCTGAGTTGCACCGCGCGCAGACATTCATTGCCGATGCCAGAAGCGCCGATGTATTGGCGGCGTGGTTCGGCATCACGCTTCGCGAAGAAACGGGCATCAACATGCGCATTGATGCGGTCGCAGATGTCAGCCGCGCGGGGGTCGTCAGCGGGCCGCGCAGCGCCGTGATTGAAGTCGAAGTTGTAGGCGTTCATTAGATCAACTCCGGTTGCCAGCCCCATCGGCGGCCAACCTGTTCTATGAGACGGAAGAATTTGCGCCCGTGCGAATTTGATGGGCGGCAATGGCGGTCGGTAAGGCTTTGATGCAGGTGCGTCATCTCATGCGCCATGGTCTGCAAAACCTGTGTCATATTCTCGTGGCGCTTGTCGGACAGACGGATAACATGGCGGCCGCCGATGCAGGCATAATCGCCGAAACGGTTGTCGCGGTGACGGTGAACGTGGAATTCAACGGCATCTGCCTCAGGCAAGCCCCAACGCTTGAACGGCGGTGTCGAGCGCAGCAGTTCATAAATGTTCTCAAGGATGACAGGTGTCAGGTGCATCTAAGCTGCCCTCTTCATCGGTGCGTGATTCATCACAAGGTTCTGAATTGCGCGGCGGTTGAACTTGAAGCTCAACCGACACATGGCCTGGTATTTGCTGACAGGCGAGACCTCGTGCAGAAGGCCAAGCGCCTGAAGCTGTTTCTCTGTCGCTGGCTCGCGCAACCACCGTTTTGTCTTGTGGGCGCTGTTGCCGTCTTCGTGTTCGTTAAGGAAGTCGTCCCCAAGGGCAAGAGCAACAAGACGTTCGCCCAGGCCGATATGCTTGAGGCTATCTTTTGTGCCGCCGACGACATGCCAGAGCCCTTCCCACCAGAAGATGCCCGACCAAGCGTCAAAGCCCGCCGCGATCAGCGCACGCTCGTCGCCCCAGATGTCCACCCATTTAAAATTCGACTTGGCGAGCAAGTCGATTTCCGTCATCACGATATTGCCCATGGCGGACTTCTCGTGACCTTCGGGCGTCTCCCATTCGAAGCCGCAGAGCGGACACTCAAGCGTCGCGATTGGCACCATGGCGCCGCAACCGAGGCACGCTTTTTTAGGTGCCTGGCCGTCCTTGGGGCGCCCATCGAGGTTCACGTCATCTTCGAGCGAGCCGTGCGTCAAGCTCGACGTGCCGAAGTCCAATACGATGCAGTCGGTCTTTACGATGCCCGGAAACTCTTCTTCGTTGACCGTGCGCAGACCACGACCGATCATCTGCACCATTGTTGACTTGTAGGAAGAGGGGCGCAGTAGCACGACGCAGGAGATTGGCGGGCAGTCGTAACCTTCCGTGAGCACCGCGACATTCACGAGCACTTGAATGCGGTTCGCCGTATAGGCGGCTAACACATCGGCGCGTTGTGCGGGCGCCAGCCCGCCGTGAACAATGTCGGCGGTGAAGCCTTGCGCGCGAAAGGCCTCCGCCACATTCTGCGCATGTGCTACAGTGGACGCGAAGACGACTGTCTTGCGGTCGCCCGCCAGTTCGCGCCACCGCGCAATAATCTGATCGGTGACGATTTCCTTATCCATAATCTGCGCGACTTGCGACATATCGAAGTCGGTCGCGAGCTTGCGGACATTCTGAAGGGCGGATTGTGTACCCACGTCGATGACGTATGTGCGGGGCCGAACAAGATGGCCGCTGGCAATAAGCTCTCCGATAGAGATCTGATCGGCCACATTATCGAACACATCGCGAAGCGGCGTTCCGTCTCCACGGTTGGGGGTTGCGGTGACGCCGAAGATTGCAACGTCGGGGTTCACCTCCCGTGCGCGCTTAATGATCTTTTGATAGCTGTCGGCGGTGGCGTGGTGGGCTTCGTCAATCGTGAGCACATCGAGCGCCGGAAAGCGGGCGAGGTTCGCGTCACGCGCGAGTGTCTGCACCATGCCGAACACGGCGCGACCGTTCCAGGACTTCGACTGCGAATCGAAAAGGGAATAGGGGATAGACGGGTTGACCGCCTTGAACTTCCTGGCGTTCTGCGCCACCAGCTCTTGCCGATGTTGCAGGATCAACGCCTTATTCGGCTTGTCCGCACGCGCATTGTTGATGCGCTGGCCGGTGACGGCCGAAAGCATGATCGTCTTGCCCGCGCCGGTGGGGGCAACGAGCAAGGTGTTCTTGTGCTCTGAGAGAGCCATCGTGCTCGCATCGACTGCGATTGTTTGTCTGGGACGCAAGCGCATCCGGTGATACGCCCTGGGTTGTTGGCCCAGGGCGCCCTCTCATTGCTTCACCGAAGAAAAGTCGTAGTTACGCGGCCTTCGCCCATGCCGGGATCGCGTCGGCAGCGGTCGTCTGCTGCGCTGGCGCGGCTGCTGGTGCGACTACTTCAGCAAGGGCGATGGTTGCCCCGACTGCAACATTCGTGAGCGCGGCCGCCGCATTGGCGATGTTGCTACGCTCCTGCGCAACAGTTTGTCCGCCGTTATCCCACGCAGGCGCGGGGATAGCTGCCGTCGCGGGAACCGCAGCACCGACAGCTGGGTTGTCCAGCTCTGCTTCGCTGGGGTAGCCCTTCATGTCCGACGTGAGCACCTGGCCGAGCCCGTTCTTCTCGGGGTAGTTGCCGTTCGCCTTCTCCACCTTTGCCTTGGCGACGAATCGGCGGCCCTGAAGATCACGGAAGCCGTTCGGGAGAACGCGCTTTGCATTGGCTTCTGGGGTCTCGTCGTCGCTGCGAATGCCCTGCGAGCTGTCGATGATGCAGCGGATCGTCTGGCGGGTGATCTTGCCAGCGACCGACTGGTTCTTTTCGTCGACCTTCCCGCCCGACACCGTAAGGTTGCCCCAAATCTTGCGCCCCTTGTACGGCCCACGGAGCACGGTGAACTCGGCTTTCAGATAGACGGCGTCTGTTTCTTTCGATGCGGTCAGGGCGCCATCAGGGCCGACACCGCCGGGTGTGAAGGTCATTTGCAGTAGGAGAGGTGTTCCGGCGGGGATGACCGCCCGGATGTCCGGTTTGTCGTTGCTGAAATCGTAGCTGTAGGTCATGGTTAGGCTGCCTCGCTGTGGTTAGGTGTGGCGTGCGCGTCGTTGCCGGTTTGGTTGGTAGCTGCACTTGGCGGCGGCGCGCTCTGAGGCGAAGACCCGATTGCCTTCGCCATCAGCTTCCCGAGGTGCGGCGGCTCGATCTGGTCGAGGCCGTCGATCCGGGTCTTTACCGGGACACTTGCGTATTCCGGGTTCTTCAAGGCGTCGGTGAAGAGGCCCACATAATAGTTGCCGTCAGCCGCTTTGAAGCGATCCATGACAAGACAACAATCCATAATGAAGGGGAGTTCGCTGGCGAGCTTCGAACCAGTCGTGAGCGGCACCCATTCTTTGACGCCGAGCACTTCTTTCTGTTCAAGGCCGCCAACAAGCCAGACGTTCACGCCGTCCAGATGCTTCCAGCCCCAACACCAATCCGGCATTTCCAGGCCGAGCAGACCATAGGCGCCGAGATTGTTCTTCTCGCCCTTCTTATTGAAGGCCTCCGGTTGCTCTTTGCACCAGTCGAAGCACATGCGCGACGCGATGCTGATACTGTCGATGAACACTGAATGATATTTTGTGAACGCGGGATGCTTCGCCTTGAAGGCTTCGAGCACGGCCTTCGCTTCCGGCCAGCTTTCAATTTTGATGCTGTCGCCGCGCCATGCGGGGCCGAAACGGTCGTCGCGCTGGACTGAGAGCATACCGCCCTCTACGTCGAGACAGAGAGTGGTTGCTGGATCAAGCGACTTGATAAGGGTCGTCTTACCTACGCCCGCTTTACCGAGCACCATGCCTTTGACGGTTGCCGAACGCATACGCTGATCGGCTGTGATGATAGCGAGGGCCATTATGCTGCCTCCAACAGTTTTATGAGTTTGGCGGCCATTTTTTTATAAGCCGCATAAGCCGCATCAGCCGCATAAGCCGCCGCATCAGCCGCCGCATAAGCCGCCGCACGAGCCGCATAAGCCGCATAAGCCGCCGCATCAGCCGCCGCATAAGCCGCATCAGCCGCCGCACGAGCCGCCGCATCAGCCGCCGCTTTGTCGACTGGGAGGCCCTTTGTGAGGGGGACGAGTACGTCAGCACATTGTTTAATGGCGTCGCGCACAAGCGGATGGTCGATGCCTGGGTTCACGCTTTTGTCGGTGAGAAGCCAATGCAAGAACTTCCAGCCGACACGAGAGAGATCGGCGCCGGGGTGAATGGCGCCCATGAACTTCAGCGGCCATTTCTTCGCGTCAGCGTTCGATAGTCCTTCGAAGATCGTATCTTCAAGCCGTGCGAGCACCTGCGGAATACCAAACTTCGGCTCATATTCTGCGTGGTTGCTCGAATAGATCGTGCAACCGACAGCGCAGCCTTTACCATTCTGCCAATACTGACCTTTGACGAGTTCGTCGGCGTCGTGGTGGCGCTTTAATTGCGCCAATATCACGACCTTGTTTTCGGGGTTGTTGTGATAGGCGAGCATCATGCGGCCTCCTTCATGGCTTCCTTGTTCGGCTTGAACGTGAATTTGTTCTTGCCAACCTTGATTGAGCGCGCCTCTGCGAGCGTCTTCTGAATGTCAGGTGGCGCAGCGTTGTATTTCGCTTCGGGGATTTCTATGGAGACTTTGGCGTAGTGCCGCGCGGTGTCTGCGTTCATGGAGTCGAGCGCAGCGCGTAGCTTCGCTTGATCCCAGACGACGGTCTTGTCGCGTTCGATTTTGAGATCGAGTGTGTTCGACGCGGCGACGTTTACTGTGCCGGTATCTTTCTTCGCAGTAAGATAAGCGTTTTGAACAAGATCGCCGTATTTGCGTTCAAGCGCGGCTTCGAACACGTCCTTGCGCGTCTTCAGGTCTGCCGTGTCAGCGACGAGGCGTTCCTGATAGTCTTGCAATTCGGTGGGGGAGAAGCCGAGAAGCGTATCGAGTAGCTTTGGTGCTTCGGTCATGGGTTGATCCTCGGGTTAGGTGCTCAGTCGATACGTCGAAGATACGCGCGTATGCACAAATGTCAAGCGCGTATTTGCCGCGCGCCGTAATAGGCGAGCAGCGCGGCCTCCCCAATGCCTTCGCAATCCGCCTTGGTGCGGACCTTACGGCGCGGGGTCCAATGCTCCACGCTGGCGGGCATCAATTGGCCGGCAATGACCAGCGTGCCGTCTTTATCGGCCGGGCAGCCGAGCGCCTTCTTCCAGATGGCGGGCATGACGAGGGAGTAAGAGATTCCGCTGGCCGCGAGCGCGGCTTCGATCGCCCCCGCAGTTTTTCCGAAGGAAAACATAGAGGAGCCCCCTTGGCGCCTACCGCTGATTCGATACGCGGCTACGCGTTCAAGTACGCCGATGACACCGGGGGTGGCATACTCGCGTATTTGGCGCACTAGCATTGGTATATCCAGCGTTAACCTCCTTTTCCCGTTGCGAAAAACGGTATTGGTGGCTATGCTGCTGCTGCGAACGATAGAACACGTATCGGGGTCGAACAGAGCCAATGCTCCGCGAAGCCCCGGGTCAATGCCAAGGATCATCAGACTTTCTCGCTGGTAGGAAACATTTAATACGCGCGTATCTACCATAGGCAGGTACGCGTTGCAACGGAGAACAACGGTGGAAGCGACTTTTGCAGATCGGCTCTGGTGGGCTCGGCAGCACGCTAAGGGCGGTCCCGTGGGGGCAACCAAATTGGCGCGTGCGGTTGGTTGCGAGCAGGCGTTGATTTCACAGCTTGAGCGCAAAAACCGAAGTAGCAGCATTTACAACGATGCTTTCGCTAAAGCCCTGCGGGTGGATTCTCTCTGGTTAAAAACGGGGGAGGGAAAGGCGCCTGCTGGTTTCGACGAACAGGAAGCGCAGCAGGGTAGGCTTCAAATGATGCAGCGCCATAGCAGCACCGTAGTCGAAATGAACCCGCGAGGGCGGTGGGCTGAACCAATGTTGGGCGCTACGTCAGAAGACTTGCCCGACCCCGATGTTCTGCAAAAGACGCTATTCAACGACTTCATGGACTATGCGCGCGGCGCAGGCCCGGAAAGAACGCAGGCCTTCATTGAAGTGCTGACGAACTTAGCCAACGTGGTTGCTAAGGAAAAACCCGCGCGGGAGAAGAATATCCGGTCCTGACATAAGGGGAACGGCCGCACCTCGAATGGTCCGGCGCACGCCGTGGCGGCTGACAGTGAGCAACACCGCGCCTTGAAGGCCGTACCGCCGGCCGGTCTGAATGACCCCGTCGGTGCGATAGAACGGCGCGAGCAACAAGCTCACGAGCGGACACTCAACGTCATCAGCCTCTTCGACCTCTGCCTGTGTCACCGGCGGCCCCAAAACCAATAGGCGAAAGCGCGTCGTATCAGGGACTTGGTTCTTAACTACCCTTAAATGGGACATATATCTCTCTACCCCTTTTTATTTTCCCAGCGTGAGACGACGTTCCTACTTCGTTCCGGGTGAGTCAAGCTGGATTTTGAGAAACTTGTCAGTTGGTTACTGAGCAGGGATAACGCACCGCGTATCTCTTTGCAATAGCTTGACAGATACGCGCGTATCTAATATTTGAGCGTATGCGCTGGCCGAAACATCTGCTGACTCTAGATTTCGAGACGTTCTGGTCGAACGATTTCACGCTTAAGAAGCTCTCAACCGAAGCGTATGTGCGCAGCCCGGAGTTCAAGGTCCATGGTGCCGCTGTAAAATACGACGCTGCACCGGCGTCGTGGATCACAGGCGAACAGCTTCCAAAATTCCTCGCGCAAATTCCCTGGGACGATGTCGCGCTCCTCTGTCAGCACGCTCATTTCGATGGGCTTATCCTTTCGCACTACTACAAAATCAAACCGGCGATGTACGTCGATACGCTTTCGATGGCGCGCATGGCTCTGCCACGCCAACGTCACAACTTGAAAGAGCTTTCGGAACATTTTGGACTGCCCGCGAAAGGCGATGCGATCAACCTCACGAAGGGCCTGCGCGACCTGCCGCCGGGCATAGAAGCGGCGCTCGCCGCGTATGCGCTAGGCGATGCCGACAACACCTATGGCGTCTTCCGTGGGCTGCTCCCGAGCATACCGCTCTCTGAGCTAGAAATCATTGATTTGACGGTGCGTCTGTTCACCGATCCGCTACTGTCGCTTGATAAGCCGCGCGCGCGAAAGCTGCTCGCCAGCGTCATCCGCGCGAAGCGTTCCGCTTGCAAGCGTCTCGACGTGAAAAAAGAGGAGTTGTCGTCAACCGACAAGTTTGCCGCGCTTCTGGAAGACCGCTTCGGCATCGAGGTCGCGATGAAGGCGGGCAAACCCCGCAAAGACGGCACCGCGAAGGCTATTCCTGCGCTTGCGAAGACCGACCCCTTTATGAAAGCGCTTCTGGAACACGAGAACCCGGATGTGCAGGCGTTGGCGGCAACGCGCCTATCGGTCAAGAGCACGCTCGAAGAGACACGGCTGCGCCGGATGCTCGCCATGCACGAGCGTGGGCCGATGTGCGTCTATCTGAATTTTGCGGGCGCGCACACGTTCCGCTGGTCGGGCGGCGACAAGATGAACTGGCAGAATTTCACGCGCGGTTCTGAGTTGCGCAAATGCGTAGTCGCACCGCCCGGATACCGCCTGGTCGTCTGCGACTCGTCCCAGATTGAAGCGCGGATGTTGAACACGCTGGCGGAGCAATGGGACATTCTCTCGCTGTTCGAGAAGGGCGATCCGTATTCCGCGATGGCCGCCGACGTGTACGAGCGACCGATCAACAAAAAGGACAACCCCGGTGAGCGCCAGGTCGGCAAGGTGCTTGAGCTTGGCTGCGGCTACGGTATGGGCGGCCCGAAGCTCAAGAACACGCTGCGCATAGGCGCGCTAGGCGGCGAGCCTGTGATCGTGGATCTCGACACGGCCAAAAGTTACGTCGCCAAATATCGCAAGCGCCACCCGAAGGTCGTCGAATACTGGGGGCAAGCAGAAACGGCGATCCAGCTCCTGCACGGTCGCGCGCTCAATTATCCGTGGGGGCCGATGGTGCTCCACGACGGCTACATCGTCCTGCCCAACGGCACAAAGCTCGATTACACGGGCGTCGTGCGGGAGGAGGGCGAGTGGCGGATGCGCAACCGCGCGGGCAAGCTCATGCTCAACGCCTCTGGCGCGCCTATCCGGCTCTACGGTGGCATGATGACGGAAAACGTCGATCAGGCGCTCTCGCGTGTCGTGATCTCTGACGCCATGCTCGAATGGAGACGGCGAGGGTTAGACCACCTGTTCCCAATCGTGATGACCTCTCACGACGAAAAAGCCGCTCTAGCGCCCGAAGAACGCGCTGACGAATGCCTGCGCCTTATGCACGAAGTCATGACCATCCGGCCGGCATGGCTCCCGAGAATTCCCCTGGCCGCAGAAGGAGGACATGATGTTTGCTATTCGAAGTGACGACGCCGAATTTGGGGTCTTGACCATCAGGCTCACTTGGTGGGGCCGTTTGGCGGTCCTTTTGTGGGGGAGTGTGATCGTCCCGCAGTCAATTATGCGCGCGGCCTTTGAGGAGTATGACGTATGACCTTTGACGAAATGACCAAGGCCGTGAACGACGCGAGCAATCAGCTTGCCATCGTCGATCGCGTTGCCGCACGATTGGCGTCGATGCTTGTGGGGCGACTGCGGCAATGCAACAGTTGGACGCTCAAGAAGCTCAAGATGGAGCTGCGCGACTTCAATGCGCACACCAACACATGGGCGCGGTGA